TAAACGATATTCACCTTCTTCTGTAAAGTTTGTTGTGATAAATTCTGCAATTTCTTTTTTAATATTGTTCTGCGAAACTTTGCCGTTGGATGGTTCAAATCTTTGAACTCTCTGTTTCATTGCTTCATATTCAGCATCTTCCATTATTTTACGGCGAAGAATTAAATACTCGATATGTATTTCTTCGGGACTAACACCGTATTGTTTTGCATAATATGTTTTGTAAAGTATCAACTGTGATGTTTTTACTTTATCTGTCTTTGCATATTTGTTCCAACCATTTGTGCTAGTTTTGAAATCATATATGTATATCTCACCGGTCTTTGTATTTCTGATTACCAAATCAAGAAACCCAACTAATCGTACCGTTGGATGACTTTCAAGTGGAACTATGTTTAGCGGAACTTCTATACCAACCAATTCATAATCTTTCTTTTGAAAGAAATCTGCACGATGTGCTTTAAACCATTGAAGAATTTGAACACCATCGGAATAGTATTCTTTCAACTCTTTATCATTTGAGAAATGAATACCCTTTGATTCTTCGAGTAATTTTTTATATTCACCACGAATACCAGTGTGTAACATTTCATCGAGGTCAAGTTTATTTGCCTCAACTATTGATTTCTCATAAATGTTTTTCACATACTCTTGTAACACTTCATGCATTACTGTTCCGAAAAGGGCAGCAGTTGATGGTTGAAATGTATAGTGTTTATCTATGTAATTGAGTTTCCATCTATTAGGACAGACTTTCCACATTTGATATTGTGAGAAAGATACTTTACGATTAGGCATTCATTTTTTTCACGGTTAATGGTACAAATAAATTTACGATTGGTAAACCACCGGTAACATAATAGACACCGATGAATTTTTGTTTTGCCATACGCAATAGTGAATCTATATTTAAAACATTATAGTTCATAGAATGTTTTATCATATTAAACACATCTTTATTTTTTGCTTCAAGAGAGTTTGGATTATTTACATATTCATTTACACTATCTGTTAAATTCAGTATATTGGATCCATTGACTTCACCAACATAAAGATTTTTAGTTTTAACCATCCTTTCAGTTTTGTTCAAGTCTGTATAATAAAATACTCTTGGAACATCTGAAATTTTGTAGTCATTATTTGTCCAAAAAGATTTATTTTTTATAGCAATTTGAGGATCAAGTATTACTGAATCACCCATTTCATTTTGTGTATAATGATATAACTTAACTGATCCAGAAAGTGTAATCTCCTCTTTAATCAAATCTTTAAGCTTCACCAATTTTCTCCCATTCAAATTCATTATTTCCAAAGTGGCCTTTCTTTGCCGTTTGTAAATAAATAGGAGTTTTTAATTTTAATCTTTCTATTATTTTACTTGGTGTCAAATCTTGTTCTGTTAAATTTCCAAGACCATATTCCTTTCCTGTTGTTGGATCGTAGATTCTATATGAAACTGGATATTCTTCTCCGATTGCATAAGCAAGTTGAACCTTAATCTTCTTTGCTTCTGGATTTTCATTCAGAGTTTTCTTGGCAATATATCTTGCCATATAAGCGGCACTTCTATCAACTTTACTTGGATCCTTTCCAGAGAAAGCACCACCACCAATCTCACAATCAGCACCATATTGATCAACAACAATCTTTCTACCAGTCAATCCACAATCCGAAATAGGTCCACCAATATTCCATTCACCGGCAGGATTGATAAAATATCTTGTATTTTTTGTGAACAAACTTCTAAGACTTGATGGTATTTCTCTGAATACTTCTGGTAGTATCATTGAATGAAACATAGTTTGTAATCTTTCCAAGTTGATTTTTTCACTATGACACATAGACATAACAACATTATCAACGGAAACGGCTCTACCATTTTCAAATACAATAGATACTTGACTCTTCATATCAGGACGAAGAATATCTTCATTCTTATAGTGATTTTTAACAAGTTTGTAAGCAACATCGATTAGTTTCTTTGCTAAGTAAATTGGTATTGGCATTCCATTTGGTGTTTCTCTTGTAGCGAATCCAAACATGATTCCTTGATCACCCGCAGTTGTTATTTCACCTTTATCAACTGCACCGTTTATTTCAGGTGATTGTGCACTCAAATTAAAATGTATGTTGCAGGTATAACCATTAAAACCAATTTCTTTTGTAGTATAACCAATATCACAAATAGTTTTACGAACTATTCCAGTCAAGTCCACTTTTGATAAAGAAGCAGTTGATGTTATTTCACCAGCAACATATACATCAGTATCTTTTACCATCACTTCACAGGCAACTTTTGAATTTGGATCCTTACTTAAATAAGCATCCAATACTGCATCTGAAATCTGGTCAGCAATTTTATCAGGATGACCAGGTGAAACATATTCCGAAGTCCATACATATTTACTCATTATTTACCCCACTTACCAGATTGAACAAGTTGTGCAATAATACCATATACAGAAATATCTTTGAATGTATCATCAAGACTTTCACCAACGGCATCTTTTGATCCAAACATAATCATTTGTTTGTATCGATTTATTTTATCATTTAATCTGAAAAACAAACCTTGTAGGGAAAGTTTACGGTCTTCCTCTCTTTCAAGGGAACTACCCATTGATATATTATCGGGTCCATAATTACTTTGTTTTGCACAAAACAATTCATATTGTGCCTGTTGAATACGCTTAAATTCCGCAGTCATAACAGGAAATTTCTTTTCCATTTCACCCACAACTTCTGATTGTTTCATACTTAAATCTCTTTCGGTAATTGCCATTTTAGTATTCCTCATTTTACAGTCTTTAATTGTTTTTCAAATTTTTTAATATCTGCTTCAGGTGTTCCATATTGTTTTAGTATATCAATCAATTCATCTGGATTTTCTTTTGCCAGATATTTGATATACCCATAAACTTCGTTCCTTCCCAATTCATAATGGTTACAAAATACCGATACCATTTCTGGTTCAATATCTATTTTGTTTTTACCTTTTATGTATTTGAGAAAGAACGATTTTTTTGGGAGGACATCATGTAAAAGTTTATAGTAATCCTTTGAAGATAGTATTCCATTTGAATATGTTTGAAACTCATTTATGGCTTCAACAAATTCAGGTTCCATTGAAAAGAAACGAGCAATCATATAGTTGCTCCAAGATTTTGTATCTTCTTCGGATAGTTCTTCCCATTTCGTTTTACGAATGGTAACACCTTTTATGTGATCAAATAAACTTTTTGCCATGATAGTCCTTAATCATTAAGTTGTTGTCTTTTACTTGGTAAAAATTCATCGTTAATATTTCCACATTCTAAACAAGCATAAGTTGGAATTGGAATAATACCTTCTTGTCCTGTTGGTGAAAGCAATGCAGAAATCTTTTTAAAGAATGTAACTTCGTGGAAAAATTTATTTCCACACTTTGAACAAGAAATATCACTTGCTTGATTCAAGTCAATGTTCACTTGTTGCTGTTGTTGTGGTACTTCACTACCACCATTGATGTCATAAATACCCATCATTTTCTCCTTTGTTCAATTTCCATAATAATTTGAATAAACATAGCCATGGCATTTATTTCATGGTCTACAACAAAACTGTCTTTGTATTGTGCTTCTGCAATAATCAAAATGATAGTTGAAACAAAACCATTGGCAAATGTATCAACATTATCATATAGATAACGAAACATCTGATTAAAGTCTCTGACATGATTATCAGCAAGTAACTGACGAATACCATCGAACTTTTCTTTTTTACTTTTACTTGATTTCAGAACATCTAAAATAGATGAAAGATAATTATGTTCTACCAAAGTTGTTTCATCCAATTTCAAAACACCACCGATAACACATCTTTGAGTTGTGTTAATCACACGGCGAATATCTGGATAAGATTGATTGATGATTGTTACAAGACTATCTTTCTCATACTTTACACTTTCACCATCAAGAATTTTTACAAGATGTGATGCAACTTCTTTCTTTGACGGTGGAACTATATTGAATATCTGACAACGAGACTGAATAGGATCGATAATCTTATCTACATAGTTACAAGTCAAAATGAAACGAGTTGTCTTACTGAATGTTTCGATAACATTACGAAGTGCTGCCTGAGCATTCGGTGTCATGTAATCACATTCATCAAGAATAATCAGCTTCAATCCACCGAAACCAATCGAAGAAGCAAACTGTTTGATTTTATCACGAACAGTATCTACCGAGTTTTCATCGGAAGCATTGATATAAATGTAGTTATCTTTTGCAATAGTATTTGCAACAATCTTAGCAAGTGTGGTTTTACCACTACCAGCATCACCATAGAGTAGTAAGTGAGGAACATCATTCGTGTCAATATACTGTTGAAATGTTGCCTTTACCGTATCATTGCCAACATAAGTGTCAAGTGTCTGTGGACGATACTTTTCATTCCAAATTGTGTGTGAGGGGTTAAACATAACATACCTTAATGATTGATAATTTCATATACTAATATACAAAATTTCTAGATAAGATCCAAAACATTTCTAAAAATAAAGGTTGGCATTAAATATAAAATAATGCCAACCTAATAATTTTATTGAATTATATTGTGTATAATTTAGCCATTGTATTCCTCATACTTAGGACCAAAATTAAAGCTATCTGCTTGTATATTTTTTAGTGCCCATTTTATTTCAGACTTTCCAATTTTATTGTTATTACTGGCCATAAAAGTTTCCTTGACAATTTTTGGGCCACCTTTGAATGAAGTAAGGAGGTTGAAAGAACAATCAAAAACACCATTAACGGTAGCTGGTGATCCTTCGAGTGATACCAGATTATTGTAATTACACATAAATGTTTTGCAAGATGATGGAGCACCTTTCAAAGATTTCAAAGAATTACCTGAAACATTATATCGCCCACCAACTTTTTTTGGACAACCTTCCAATGATATTAGTTTTGTATTATCGCTAATTTCAACATCACCATCAACAACTTCTGGTGCACCTTTCAATGATTTTATTTGAGTTCCCTGACACATAAAATCACCATGAACTATTTTCGGAGAACCCTCTAATGACAAAAGAGTGGAATTTTTACAAATAAAGTCTCCCTTTACTTCGCCAAATTTAACAAGAAGTTGTTTCATTCCTGTTTTTTCAAGATGTAATCCAACATTCACATCTACCGTTAAATCTGCATTTATTTTACAATATTTAAGAGGAATTGACATTTCTTTAAGAGCAACTTTCACTTCTTGTATTGTTGTTGGAAAACTTATCTCTTTTAATACTACATTCTCCGCAAATCCAGTTCTGAATTTGTCTTGAATGTTTCTACCTTCTTGTACCAGATCTTTCATCTTTATCATATTATACTCCGAAAAAAAATACTATTTGTATACCATATAAATATAATCTATTTTTGAAAAACAAAGATTGGCTCTCTTTTATACCCTGCACCCATGACGGCAGATAGTATCAGTTGTAGGGTATCGGTGTGAGTAAAGCCAACTAAGTTGGCATACTTTATAGTCATTTCTTCGAGGTCTTTATACTTTGGTGTGTTGGCTATGTTGATTAACATATAGCCACCTTTTTTAAGACCATGATAACAATTCCGAAATGTTCCTTGAAGAAATCCAGAACCCCAATCTTCTCTCGTTGGAAACTTATTGTATGACTGTGTTTCTTCATCTGCATATTTCTCTGTATCAAAATATGGTGGTGAAGTGAAACATAAGTCTAATGTTTCTGCCTCTGGAAGATAGTCCTCTGAACCCATCATGTTTAATTGAATATCTTTCCCAAGATAATCAAAGTCATCACGAAGTTTACAAAGTCCTTCAAATGTTTTCGTAGATGGTTCTGTTCCGATATAAGTTTTGATGTATGGTGATGCAAGAGCACCAACCAATCTTCCACCCCAACCACAAGACATATCCCACATTACACCATCACCACCAAAGTTTTTATAGATGACACCGGCTGCTGTTGGTCTGAAATTAGAAACACCTTGAACACCAGAATATATTTTAAGTGATTGACGCAAACGGTTTTCTTGAAAAGTACCACCCCAATGTTTTGATAACCATTTCAAACATTTACGAATAGTCATTTTGAATGTTTGGTCATTCAGAAAATTATCCATAGGAGACATTTTAGAATTGCCACACTTTACTTCCATTGCATGAGGAAAGTATGACCACGCCAATCGAAGTCCGTTCATGGTTTGAATTATATCACCGTCTTTGAAAATAGAATCATAATCAAACTGTTGAAGTTTTCTCATGTGTTCATGTTTTTCTTGTTCGGTGATTTTCATATACGGATAACCATGTTTGCGGTAATACTGAAAGATACAATCAATCGTATCATCCAATTCTCTTTTACCTGCAAAGTATTCGCCCGTTTCTTTCCACAGACGAACTTCTAGCGGATCAACATCAAAAAATTTACCTAAACTTTCACTATCTACTTTCATATTATGGCTTATAGAATACAAATATTGGCTCATGTTTAAACCACTCACCGTTGAATAAAACTTTATTTGCAAGTCTTTCCGGATCAGAATTACCAATCATCTTTGTCATCAACATACACATTTTGCCTTTGTATTCCATTCCAAGTGATTTCAAAATGTTAATTGAATCTTCTTCAAGGTTTATAGTTTTAGTTGCAGATACTTTGATATTTGCAATGTTCCAACAAAGGTATCTATCATTCTTCAAATATCTAACAGAAGTTTCAAGTGTTGGACGAAGAAAGTTGTCTCTCCAATCTGCATACTCTCCGTGTGATTTGTAAGATTGTGTATCATCATCTGAATACATTTCACGATTAAAATATGGTGGTGATGTGAAAACAAAATCCAACTTACCTTCATACTTTTGGAATTTAGGATTGTTTTGAATCAATTCAGAACCATCTTGAAAAACATCGTATGTATGATCTTCTTTTACATCGAAGAATCTTGATGAAAGAGAACTACCCTTTTCACCGATAGACTTCAAATAAAAATCTGCAAGATACTCATAACGAGTTGTTCCCAATTCCGGAATAGAATTGTCTGTATTTGGATCAGTTCCAACATAATGTATCGGGCGACTTACAGACATTGCACCAAGTATTCTACCACCCCAACCTGCACTTGGATCATATACCGTAACCATTTCACTTGCCGGAATATGTTTCGTAAAATGTTCATACAAAAACTTTGCAGTCATTGGTGGAAAGTTTACAGCAGGTTGTGAGAATGAAATACGGAATATCTGAAATGCCTGTGGAAATAACTTTGCACTCTTTTCATATACTCTAACCAAGAAAACATTTACTCTTGGTTCTTCACCGTCTTTTTTTATCATAAAGTTATCAGACAGTTCATCTATATCACCCAAATAAAAAATCATACTCGCATCAAGTATTCCATCCTTAACAAACTCACGAATTTGATCGGCTTTGATAGTTAAATACTTTGTATATTTTTTATTGTAGGTTTCAAGTGTGCAAGATATTTTTGAAATACGCAAACCTTGTCCATCAAATCTACCATCACCATTCTTAAATGCTAAGAAGAAATCTCGAAGTGTTTCTCCCTCACGAAAGTATGGATTCTTAATTTGATTTGAAGAAATTGATTTACTATACAAATACATTGAATCATTGTATAGAGTTCTACGCATAACATGATGAAATGTATCTTTCATTTCATCGGTGAAGAAATCGTAAATTGATCTTGAAGTTTCACCATTTGTTCCACTTGCTATTTTTGTTTTTAACATTGTTGGAAAAAATTGGTTAGCAGCAGAACCATTTTTAGAAAAATTGGCAATGACGCCGATGATGTCAGCGTCATTACCTTTTTCTGGATTATGAAAAATCTTTGAAGAATTGAATTGACGGAGCTTTGAAAATGATTGTATGATTTCTTCTTCACTTCTGCCAACAAGTGGCGGTTTACCATTTTCATCCCAATCTTTCAAAAACCTCATTCGTAAATCTTCTACCCATTCGGAAAACTTTTTATCGTCATAAGTTACCAACTCACCATATGTTATATTACATGGCCAGGATAGAACATTACCTTTTTCATAAAAATATTTTTGCATTAGTTATTATCCAATTTTACTAAATAATATTTGGCTTCAAAATCATCAATATCAAATTCAACTTTTGCCAAACCTTGTGATGAAACTTTAAGTGTTCCACCATTAAGGTCTTTATTAGCAGCAAGAATACCATTAAAATATTTTGCAGAGAAACTAATTGCATCAATATCTGAACTAGCATTGCAATCAATATCAATCGAGATACGATTTGAATTTGTATTTGAATAACCAAGAACAATCTGATACTTGTTCAATTTATCATTCTTCAATACAGTAAACTTCTCAATGTCAGACAAAGCAGATTTGGCTTTGATGAACTTATCAATAAATTCTTTTGTAATTGTAATATCCAATTCAAATTCTGGCAATTCTTTGAGGTCTGGAGCAGGTGGAATAACTGCAAGGTCAGCCAACATATAATTTACCGTAGTTGATTTATCATCAATAGTTAATGAGAATGCCTTGTCACCGGCACCATTAACTTGAAAGTTTACCGTGTTTCCAAGAACACCCAACAAACTTACAAGAAGGTCTGTATTGTAAACTCCAAATTTCCAAGAGTCTCCTTGAAAACTTTTTAACTTAACTTCCCCAACAACACACTTATCATCAGAAATGAAACGAGTAGAAAGTCCACCGTTCATATTCCAAGCAACAGATTGAATCAACTTACCCAAGTGATACTTGCTGATAAAGTTGAGCAACTTTGATTTTTCCATAACAAAAATCCTTAATGATTAGAAAATAATGTATACAAATATACGAAAAAAATTTGAATTATCAAAACGAAAAAAACTTTTGTGCAACTTTTTTATTCTCCGTTGGGAAATCCCACTTCATTGCTTCATAAAAGTTTCTTAACTTGCCATCCAATTCAGACACAAATAATTCGTTGGCATCAAAATGTTCTTTGATAAACTCAATGATTTCTTCTGGATCCGAATCACCACGAAATGCCAACTCTTCCAAACCATATTTGTTGGCTTTCAAATAAGCAATCTTAACCTTATCACCATTTTTGATTGGCGGAAACTTTGGAGGACAACCAAATACTTTTAACAGATTATTATAGTTCATAGCCGCCTTAATATGTGACGGTGTTCCCTTTCCAAACTTACCAAGAACACCACCAGTAACCATACTTGCATATTTTTTGATGTCTTTTATCGAAGATGTTTTGGCAACCTCTGAATACAAAACAGTATTCAAATTTCTTTTGAAAGTCAATATGTTTTCATCTATTTCTTCTTTGTCTTTATCTTTCAAAATATCAACCATAACATCTTTCATAAGTTTCTGAAATGATTTTGGGAATGATGAACGAACAATATCCAATCCTTTTACTTCTAACTTATCCATCGGAACACCGTTATCAGAAATAATCCAAAGAGCATATCTCTTTTTCTTTTGCCAAAAACCAGTCCTACCAATCATTTCTTGTTTAATTTCTAAACGATGTTTTTCTGTATTGAATATCTTTTTGGCAAACACATCATAAAATTGATTAACATAGTTTTGAACTTCCGTTGCAATCTCGTAAATCTTTGGTGTCATCAATTCGATGTTGTCCGTATCAATATCCGGAAATCTATTCTTAACAAGTGGAAGACAAGAAACAAACACGGAATCAGTATCAACATATTGAACATAATCAGTATCATCTGTCTTCAATTCTTTGTTGTATTTCATATTGATTGCAGCTTCTGTTTTCTTAATAACAGTTTGACCAGATAGAGTAACTGCCTCTGCATTATCAATATCATAAAAACGAAATGCAGGTAAACCTAAAATACCATACATAGAATTAAGAAGAATCTTTTGAACTAGCTGTCTTTTCTTATAGAACTCATATTTTTCATTATCACCGGCATTACCCCACTTCTTCATTTCATTTTTATATTCCACCCTCTTATCAAACCAATCAGAAAGAATTGCGGGAATTAGTCCTGTTCTATCTGAACTATACATAACACCGTTTGATGCAACTGTATATTTGTATTTATCTAAAAATGCTTTTAACTTTTCTTTAGATACCGTTTCATCACCAACAATATATTCTTCCACATTACCACGAAGAAATTCTTCTGCATTCCAATTCTCAATCTTCGCAATCTTTGTTTCTGGCGAAATGTTTAGTGTCATAATGATTGACGGATAAAGTGATGTTAAGTCCAAGTCATACATCCATTCATATCTACCAGGTACAGGATCCTTAACAAATGCTCCAATAAATCCCTTCTCACCACTATCTTTCAATTCTTGCATCTTCTCTTGTCTATCTGCTGGTTTGTTCGGAGCAACAACCCCACCAATATGTTTCAGATATGTGAGCATCGCACCTTCAAGATACTTTGATGAATAAACAAAATCTTCATACGGAACATGACCGACATGAGCAATACCTCTAACCAAATCAATGTATTGTAATTTCTTATCCAAATCAATTACCAACTCAACGTCAGTAATGTTGTATTCAATAAATGTATCAATATCATTTTCCATCAAATCATCAAGGTTTCCTTCATACTCAACCTTACCACGACCAAGTTCTGTATTAGAAACATAATTGAGAGAATAAGATGGCAATTCTTTGTAAGAAAACTTTTTGTAAACTGTCATGTAATCTAATACGGATGTTCCACCGATTGTATATCGGTTTCTGTATGGTGAATAAAACATTTCACCGATAACGGAAAGATTGTTTGCTTGTTTTTTTCCAAGAACTCGTTTGATACGATTATACAAATATGGAATATCGAATGCATCACAATTCCAACCGGTCATAACATGAGGTTGAATTTCTTGAATTGCATCTATAAATTTCAATAACAAAGTTTTTTCATCGTAACATGGAATAACTGTTTTGTTATCGGTAGTTTTTGAATCTAATTTTCTTTGTTTATCTAACACAAGAATGGTATAATGGTCTGATGCAGAATCATGGTAAGCAATAGATGTTACTTCATTATTACCTTGTGTTGGATCCGGAACACCGGTAATCATTTCCACCTCAATATCGAATGTCATCGTGACAATGCCCTTCGATGGCATATCTGAATCACCATACATATCAACAAGAATACGAGTAGTCTCGGCAATATCAGACTCGAACAAGTCTGGATCATTCTTAACAAAGTTTGTAACCTTTGAAAGTTTATCACCATACAAAGAAACATATTTACCATTTGAATCTTTCTTGTAAGCATACGGAGTATATTCAAAGTGCATTAAACCTTTGACATCATCCCAAACCCATGCTTCTTTTGTATTTGTTTTTACGAAAATGTTTTGATACATATTAAACTCTCTTGAACATCCATATTGGTTCACAAAACTTTTTATCTTTATTCTTCTCTGCAAATTCTACACTATCGTCAAGGAAATGTCCGTCTCTCGTTGCAGTTCCTGCACCAGCAGAGTTTGGTCTCTTTGACATTTCCATTCCGATACAACCGATATATTCCATTCCATTCTCTACAAGAAAATCACTCATTGGATTTGTTATCTCTAACCATTGACGACCGGTAGACCACGCAGAGTTTGTGTATACATCTGCAATGTTTATTGCCATGATACCACCAACTCTTAATGATGGAATGATGTTACCTAATGTTTTATGTAGAAAGTTTTTATTCCATTCATCAATACCTTTATATCGAACCCAACTTTGTGTGTTTGATTGTGAATACTTCTCAACATTAAAATATGGCGGTGATGTAAACACCAAGTCAAAGTGTTCTGGATATTGTGTGAAATCGAAATCTTCTGCTGGTGATGTATAGAAATTTGTTTTCTTTTTACTTTCAAAGAAACCCAAATTCTTTTCATAGAACTCTTTTTGTTCTTCATATATCGGATGATTTTCTACTCTTGGATCCAATCCAACATAATGTTCGGTACATGATGATGCATAAAAACCAGCAAGTCTATCACCCCATCCCATAGAAAAGTCTAACACATTCTTTGCACCCAACATTTCATAAAGAACTTTAGCAACATTTGGTTTGAATTGTGAACAAATATATTTACGAAGACCTAACATTGTTCTCAATTCTGATTTACCAAGTGTTTCCATTTTGAGTGAATACATGGAACCCATAAGTGATTTCATAAACTTGTGGTTAGACCATGTTCTAGCAGGACCGGGCGAAACTGATGCATCAACTTCCCAACGATTCTTTTGTTGAAAATAATTTGATGCATCATTGCCGGTATTCAAACGACTGAAATATAACTGTTTTCCCTCATATGTCAAAGCATATTTTGGTTCGGATGCCTTTCGTGGAAACCACTCACCTTCGGTGAGCAATTCATTCCAACGAATACCTTTGAGTTTTAGAAACGCTCGTTGTGCATCGTCAATAGTAATTTCAGCATACGGTAAAGGATATGTCATTGCTATTTCAGCAAGACGATCCTTTACGTATTCTTTATCAAAGTTTTCTTTTATGTATGTTATTTGTTCAGCAGGTATTGTCAGATACGGTTCCATACCGTAAAATTGTTGGAAGTAATCTTGATTCACAAAACACCATTAGTTAATCTATTGAGTAAAAATTTCCAACTCTATCTTGCATATTGTAAACTACTCTGAATTTTCTTACAAATTCATCTTGTTTGTATATTTTTGTATTATTATTTTCAATTACAATATAATCTCCGGGAAGAACTTCTTCTCCGGACTTAAATATAAATTTGTATAATGAAACGGGTATGTCTTGTGCTAATGAAATAACACCATCCCATTTATCAACGGCTTCAAGTGCAGATTCTTTTGTTCCATCGAAGTGATATGCAGAGAATTTAGAGTGTATCGGTTCAACCATCATAAAATTCATAACAATTATTTCCTCATAAGTTTTTTCTTAAAATCTTTTAACCAATCTGGATCATTTTCAGTATCGTCAATGTCATAATATGTTTTACCATCTTTTGCCATTGTCCAGCTATCAGATATTTCATCTTCTTTTGGCATTAAAATCTCCTCTAAAGAATCCAAATCACCATGAGTGGATGTAATGTAATCCTTTATGTGTTTTCTACTCTTTCGATGAGCATGGACTTTATCATATTTTTCAGAAGAACCGGTATTGCCTATAATAGGATTTTTTCTATAAGAACGGCTCATAATATAACCTCATAAAATTAAAGTTGAATATCTTTCCAATTTCCATTTGCAATAGTTTTTGTTGCCCACTTTCCCATATTGTTTGCAACTTCGTAATAATTGTAAACATCGGTTTGTTCTAACATTGTATTTTCAAAAGTAAATGGTCTACCTTTTACTTTTGTCATAAACTCTCCACCTTTGCCCATATTTCTATCATTAAAAGTTTGTGTTTTATGATATCCAGGAAAAGAATTTGGACATTCATTCGTTCCAATTAAAACAGATCCCTTGCCACCTTTTGGTATAAAAAGAATAGAATCTTGCATATACTTTTCACCCAATCTCATTAAATCTGATTTCAATGTTCCCTTATCCTTTAAATCGACTACGAAATATACATCCTCCCTCACTTCTTTTGCATCCTGTGTTCCATAGTTTTCGATGTAAGCACCATCAACTCTTGTTACACCATATCCAAGAACTTCAATATTTGCATACAACTGTCTATTTCTTTTTTTATTATCATCAAATGAATACTCGGCATCATCTGGACCACCACATCCTTCTTTTGAACGAAATGCTGTTATTGTTCCACAGTCGTGTTCGTCCATGTGTTTTGTCAAACGAGAAAGCCCACTCTCATTTATATTTTTCTTTGGTAATAAATCTTTTAACTTTGCCATAATTTCTCTCTGTTATGAAAATCATTTTAGTATAAATATACAAATCATTTTTTATCGGTTGAACCAAATCCACCATCGCCTCTATTAGTATCAGACAACTCTTGAACTTCTTCAAAATATACCTTTGGATATGGAAGAATTATTAACTGAGCAACTTTATCACCAACAACAGGAATATTCCGACCATAAGTTTCATGTGTTGGTTTTTCAAATCTAACCAGTATTTCACCACGATAATTTGAATCAATAACTCCAACTGAATTTTTTAGAGAAACACCCGATGGTGCCTTTGTAATCGAACTTCTTGGGAAAAGAAGACCAACATGACCAGTTGGAATTTCCACGGCAATACCTGTTCCGTATTCCATAAATGTATCAGTAAATCTAAATGACGTTGCAGTTAAATCCAAACCTGCATCACCGTTTTGAGCATACTCCGGTGTTACTGCCTCTGGTACTAATTTACGAAATTTTACTGACAATCCCAAACTTCTTTCAAAATTTAATTTGTAATTGGGAAACCATCTATCATGCCAACTCATACTCATTCTAACCTCCTACATTCCAAAATAATGCATCATCCGATGCGTGTTCTTTAATAAATGACCAAACTTTTGAATCGTAATAATCCGAAGATGGAAACGGTGGTTTCTCTGCGGTTTTACATTTTTGTGTGAATTTATATTTTGATAAAAATAATTCTGCTCTACCTCTTTCTCTATCGGTAGTGTTGTGACCAACTCTAACACCATAAACTTTTGCATCCGGCCATGCCTTCTGCAAACCTCTTGAAAGAACACCTGAACTTATACATGACCAAACTTCTTTTGGTTGTATAGGAAGTGAACTTGCAATTCTAGCAACTTCATCTATAACAACAGGATGGTCAAGCCCAAACGGTAGTAATTGTGTACCAGGCGTTTCTACTGCATACGTTTTAGCAACGTGTTGAATGTGTGTGAGAAATCCCATAGGAACTTCTATAATGTTTGCACCAATAGAAATTGCTTCTTCGGTTAAAGGTAGATGTTTTCCTTTCGGAATGATAACTGTTGCCTTCAATCCCAAGTCTCTACAAGCATAAGCAAGTGCAACTTGAGCATAGCCAACTCTCGGTGAAGCATAAACCCATTCTCTAACATGAGATTGTGATTGAAGATAACGGTATAAAAATCTTCTTTTTGTTCCACCAGGAAGTAAGTCATCACGAACTACCCAAATGTTTTCATGTCTTTCAATAACAACATCTGGCAAAGTTATCGTAACATCTTTCGTTGGATATTGAAAGAAGTCTGACATAAATCACCTTACAGACTATTGATAATTTCTTCGTAGTATTTTAGTCCATGTAACCCCATAACTCTTTGAACTTCTTGTCCATTCTTTTCAAAGATTATAGTTGGAACTGCTTTAATACCAAGTGTTGATGCCGCATCTGGATTTTCATCAACATCTATTATTTGATAGTTAGTGTTTGAATATTTGTTTACTAAATCTCGCATAATAGGAGATAGTTGTTTACATGGTTGGCACCATGTTGCTGTGAAGTGTTTGATTGTAGTCATAACTATTATTAATTGTTTGTTAAAAACTTATTTCAAATATACACATTTTTTTAATAACTAGCAAGCATTAAATATCTAATTTAACATTTATTAGAAGTTCTTCACCCATAGTTTTTTTGAGGGGTTTACTCAGTTTAGCAACAGCAAGTAGCTCATTCAATTCATTATACAAACCAACATTCGTTACAAAAGTAACAGGTTCATATTGAAATTGTGGGTGATATAACACTCCATTATTATTCTTATCAGAATATGTTGGATTGTTAGAATAATTTGCCACATGAGAAGGAACTCGAACAAAATAATTTGTATTTATCTGTTGAACGGAGCTTCTTGATAAAAATGGATGACCTTCTTTTATTGCATTATTGATACTATTGAATAACAATAATTCATTTCTAACATCAATATTTGTAGATAAATCTGTATCTATACCAATTACATTTTTAAGTTTATTGGAATCAAATATTATTATGCCCATACTTGGATAAAAAACTCCGTATGTTGTATATTGTGTATTCGTTTTGGGTGTGCCCATGCCTGATGAATGCATTCCATTCAATAAACTGCCACTAACTATATTAAAATATGTATCAGGGGAATCTGAATAAAATCTATTATTTGTTAAATCGGTTGAATCATCAATAAAATGATATATCGATCCGTCTTCTGCTTTTAATGAGAATTGTAAATTTCCAGGATCTATTCTATCATACATCAAATCTGTATTAAATTTTAAAGCATAAAAATCATCGGATGTTGATTCTAAAGATCCTGTATTGTAGAATACATAATCTTCTTCAAAATTATCCAATGTCAATAGTTTATATTGGGTATAGTTTGATTTTGATGGTGAATCTTTTTCTCTTTCACCTATTGTTTTTGAACCATATCCAAACTTATTACCGTATAACAATGAGAAACATACTATTTCTTGATCTGGTGTTATGACAGATTCATCATAACTTGTGTCACCAAACCTAAACATATATCTTGTCCATGTAGATTGTACAGTGTCCCATTCTTCATATTCTTCTGTAAAAATATTTTCTGATATGCATATATTGGTATAATACATTTTAGTATTTAAAGATTGTAGTGAACTTGTAAAACAATTATCCAAAGAACCAGTTGCATTAAATGTACCTTTTGTTTTTTGTAAAGGGAATGCATTTAAAAAATCTTTTTGTATATTTATCGGATGATATACTCCAACTTCTATCTTAGGACATTTTTTTCTATCAATATGTCTTATTTCCAATCTTGTAGGATATGCATTCGGTGGAACTATTCTATTATTGTAATAGTATCTACCGTCATCTGGACAAATAGTGTATATTGTGTCTGTGTGTAAAACATTACAATTATTTGGATCATTTGGATCCATGTAAGGAGGATTTTGTATAGATAATTCATAACATTCACACGTTTTATCTATTGTGTTTCTTATTATGTTTTCCCACTCTATAACTCTTTCAATCGAACTAGTTATTTCGTATTCATATTTTATTACACGATTCCCATAAAGATTTCCGTTTGAGTCTATCCTGCCATCAAAACATTCTTTACTTGAAGTATATTCATAAAAACTAGTAACATCATAGGTTGCTGGTAATCCATGATAACAAGGTTTTCCTGGAATTGGATAAAACTTTGTCATGTCTTTTGATATAAAAGTGTAAACGTTTAAATCTGGTCTATTTTTTATATCCAACAAAGTAAATGGTATTTTTGTGCAGTCATCGCTTGAGAGTTTGCTGACGCATTTTGTTTTACCTCTACATATATTTTCATAACCATCATCATCTAATCTTGTACTAACTCTCAGCCATTTTGCACCACGTGGAATGTAGTAACCGGGAGCAAAGTCTGATTTCAATGGATGTCCGTCTGCTTCTAATGCAAGAAGTACGCCATCATAATAATCATCGCCGTCATCTAGTCTAGGATTAGTTGGATCAACAGAGACTTCATCATATCTCCACCCCATCCAAGTTTTCCATATTGTTTGCCAAACTATATTTTGCACTATTGGATTGTGATGCTTTACATATCCACCTTCTGCATCTAGATTTGTTGGTATCGTTTCATTCTGATCTATTGTAAATCCGTCCCAAGTTATTATTGTTGATCTTCTTGAATCTACAAATTCTCCACTTTCTGGAACAATCCCTTTGCCCTTTGGTGTTGCACCTCTCTTTGCAAGCGGAACTAATTTTTTAACTGTATTTTTTCTATCACCTGTTATTCTGGATCTGACTTCTACATCTTTACCTGTTGTATTTGATTTTTGTTTTACAGTTATATTGCCCAAAGATTCTATATCATCAATCGAGAACTTATAGTACCAATCAACAATATTCCTATTATTACCACAATCTTCTATTTTATATTCTAACTCTCCATTTGCCAATAATATATCACTTTGAATGATACCAGATACAACTTCTTTTAAAACCGATTCACCTTGTGATTCAACTATAACATCTCTTCGTAAATATAAATAAAGATCCGCAACCAAATCCCATCTTCCTGGTAAAATATTACCAGCAACAATTTCAGTTAATCTATTATTAGTTTCATCATATATGGGAACAAGTCTAATATCACGAAATGCATACGATATATTATTTCTTGAAAATTCTCCCTTTTCATCAAAAATATTATATTCGGGCAATATTCCCCCATCCGATGAATCTTTGAAATATAATCTCCAATCTGTTAATGGTGTTTTAGTTCCATCTTGATTTTTTATAGGACTATATCTTATTTCTTCAGCAGGTGCAGGTATATTACTTCTAGGTACACCACCTAATGTATTTCCGTAGGTTAGTCTCATTTTTTATTTTATTCTCAAAAACAACTTGCTATTAAAGCAAATTCTTTGTTATTGAATTTTTCTCTTGTTGAATTAAAAAGAAGTGCTTGTATAGAATCTCTGTATAACATCAAGTAATGGGTATCTAACGCAATGCCATCTTCAAATTTTTCATATGTTTTTTCAACATCTTTTATAGAACCCAATATGGATTTGTAATTATTATCATCCACAAGTTTAGCAAGTTCAATGAGAGCAGATGTTTTGTCTTGTTTTTCTATACACATCTCTTTCATTTTTTTTACGGCAGTTTCTACTTTTGAATCAACGCCCTCAGTTTCTTCTTTAATAACATTTAACAATTTTTCGGCGTCTTTCATTAATTTAGTTCTTGATGATATTTTCATCGTTTCCTCCGATTATTTACGGGATAATAAAAAATAAAGTCCAAAAAATAACAGCGCTACTGAGTAGAATATAATATCGGTAACGATGTAACTCTTTGTAAGTTTTGTCATTAAAGCAAAAGCCGCATCGAATCCAAGCGGATTGAAAAAAGTCCCAAGTATTAAACATACTTTTGCCAACACATCTTTGTATTTTTTTGGTTTTCTTTCTGACATTACGCCATCCCATGTAATTACCTTTGTGTGAAAAATACTATTGTAAATATAAATATGGCATAACTAAAAAAGGGGTGGAAATCCACCCCTTTGAATTTTTATTGTTTAGCGGATTTTGCTTCGGCAACAGATGCTTGATTATACGGTGTAATCAATTTTTTGATTCCACTTGCTGCTTTACGAGCAACTGCCGCATCTTTCTTCTTTGTTGAATTATGTGCAACTGTAAACTCATTAAATAAGTTTGTTAGTTGTTCATAAAGTTCTTGCTTAGTCATAGAAACCTCCTATGTAAAATTAAAGTATTTCAGGTATCGGTAGTTTTGCTTTTGTTACATTTTGTATAAACAATTCACGAATTGTCTGCTTAACATCCGAAACCTTACTTGGTTTATTAAAAACAATATCATATAGCTTTTCAAAAGATGATATATCTTCTATTGTATATTCCTCTCCCAAAAAGAAATCGACTAATTCTTCTGGTACTTGTGTTAAAAACGTTTCACTTCCTGCGATAGTTTTTCCGGCTTTTATTATACTACCTCCTTTTCCGGCATAACTTTTTGTTAATTGATAAACACCTTTATCATGTCTCAATACATATTTACGAATTTCTATTGGAATACCTGCATCAGATTGCTTTAGTATTTCATATTTGAATCCAGCAATAACAGAAGACAATAAAAAGTTTCTATATGCAGATTTATATTTTGATTCACCCTTTGAATAATCTGGTGAGGAATAAATGAATTTTGTCCAATCCATGTTACTTGACAACATAAAATCAACTTGAACTGGTTCATCGGTAACTCTATCTACTATTGGATATGGTATTGACACTTGTGAAAATCCACGCAAAGGTTCCACATCATATCCCATTTCTGTTAATTTATTTATCAACCAATCTAAAACATCACTCAACTTTAGTTTATTTGCAGATGCAAGTTGATCAATTGAAACACCTATGTCCAAATCACCAGATAATTGTTCTTCACTTTTTTTACCAGCACTTCCCAATAAAAAGCAATCCGTTCCAAGTCCAATAAGACCGAGTGGTTTCAATACATCTGTCTCAATTTTTGAGACAGTTGCAGAGACTTCACTCTGTTTTATACCAACAACATCTGGAAATAAATTTCCACCTTCTAATAATATATCTTTTAATTTAATCATATCAATAAATATAAACTATTTTTTATTTTATCTCACAGGCACCACCTGCACACGCAAGTTCACCTGATAAGTCTGTATTATCTTCCAATTCAATTACCTTACTCAAATCAACATCATGTAGAGTTTCCATCAACTGATTATATTTTTCTTCGGTAATGTCTTCAAAAGGTGCCTGAATATATGTACCACCGTCATAAGGCAATACTGAAAGACCATTGAAGTGTTCTTTATTTTCCCACATCCAGTTACCAACAGCATCCCATTCATGTTCACGGATGGAAACTGTTGCAGAAATGTTGTGAGTATTCATACCAGTTCTATGTCCAGGTTTAATCCAATTCTGATTGAACCACTTTACTCTTTCCAACAACTGCAATGGTGATTCGGTTCTCATAATAGCACCGTCTGGTGCCTTTTGTGGAACACCAATAACAGCAGTATCATGTGGACGGAAGTATTCATCTTCAACTAATTCAGGATGATTGATTGCAAGATAAGAATAAATTGCCTCGTTCTTACCAACACGAACACGGCGTAAATAGAAATCATTATGCCACGCATGAATGCCGGATGAACAACCTAATGTCAATGATGATGTTCCAGCAGGTTTAATTGTTGTTGTTCTTGCACTACGATTGATACCGATGATACCAGCAACTCTCTCATTTTCTTCACGAGAAACTTTAGCAGCTGCCTTCAAATCTAATTTTTGAACTTTACCCGATCCTATACCAGTCATACCAACACCGAGTAATGAATCTTTTTCAGTTGTTCTTTGCCAAATTGGACGAAGATAATGGAAGTCTGTATATCCAGCTTGTAGGGTGCCGATGAACGAAGCTGCACGAACTCTTGAATCCAAATCTTCTTGATTAACAACATCGGAAACATTCACCTCACAAAGATTACAGAATTGGAATGGACGTAGTGCAATCTCACAACAAGGGTTTGTTCCCCAATCTTTATCATTTGAAAGATAAATTCCAGGTTCACCTGCATTAGATAATTCTATTTTCTTCCAAATTGATTTGAAAAATTCTTCCGATACTTTACTACGAAGAATAACTGCCGAATTATTAGCTCTGCCTCTTTGGGGATTTAGTTCCCACCAATTTCCAAACTTAGATGAAATCATATCGTCATCATCTGCAGAGAAAAGAGAGATAAGAGCGGCACGGCGAATACCACCCGCAAGAACTGCATCTGCAATATGACAAACAATATCGTGAACTTCGATAGGACTTAATTGTTCACCGTCTTGTTTCAAATCAAGTATTGCCCTGATTTTCTCAATACAAATACGAAGTGGTTCTGGACCAGGTGCCTTACCACCACTTGTAATCAAACGAGCACCCTTGTGACGAATATCTGAATAATCAAAACGGATAGATGAACCACCTGTAAAATATGACTTCATAAGTGCCTTAATAGAATCTGCCCACCCTTCTATCGAATCTCCAATCAAAAATCGTCTTTCCTTATTCTTTGGTCTGTGGATTGGTGGAAGTTTTTCTACGTGATGTTTCTGAACGGAATAACCAACTCCAGTTCCACCAAGAAGTAGAAACATAACTTCACCGAATGCACGCCAGTCATCAATCGGCAAATAAGCACAGTTGTAAATTCTGTTTGGAGAAATCTCTATCGGTTTACCACCAAACTGCAATGAACGCATTGACGGTAAAACTTTTTTATCATATACAAATTTATAGACATTTTCAATCTCGTCTTTTAATTGTGGATATTTTCTTTGGTGCATTTCTTTGTTTCTCGTTACCAATTCTTCCCACGTTTCCCTACGATTATTTTCAGGAATAAAACGAGCGTATTTCATATACACAGTAATTTCAGACAAAATTCGATTGCTAATGTCCATTTATTTCTCCATTGATTTTTTTATTGAAAACGTTGATTTGCTACTATAAAACAAAACGATATAGTAATAACTATACCGTTTGAAAGAAAAAAATTGGGTTTTGCTAAATTATTTTTTTAATGATTTCCCACATTCCAAATTTTACCATCCCACCATTCAAAGTTGGGATAATGTGATTTGTAATGGAATTGTTCATACCATTCACCAATATAAAGATATGGATATGAATGATCTACTAATTCATTTAAGAAAAAATAACAAGTCATTGGTGTTATACCTTCTCTATGCAACTTTCCACCTACTACAAGTGAAAAATATGGTATTTCACCGAACCAATTAAGAACACCAAATACACTATTATTAAAATAATATATTTCGTGATCAAACGATAAAACAGTGTCCAAGTATTCTTCTATCATAGGATCGTAAAGATACTTTGAACTTTCAAAGATTTTTTGATAATCACCGGATTTGCTTATTCTAATCTTAGCAAGTTGATATTGTCTTCTTGTAGAAATAGGAGCAATATTCAATCTTGATGATCTCGATTGATACCATTCACCGTTTGATGTTGGCAACCAACCCATTTCAAAAAGATATTGTGGAGTTTCATTCTCCGGAGTACAAAACAGTTCACATAAATCAGAGTGATTTGTCAAATCATACTGACCGTTCAGATGACTGATTCGTATTTTCATTTAACCTCTCGTTATAGTGCTTTGACCGTTCTTCATTAGATTCACCGGCATCTAAATCTGTATGGTCATAATTCATGTTTTCCGTGTCCGGCGTAACCCATCGGTGATTCCGTTCAGCTGTCCATAATGTATTATTATACATTCTGTCTACTACAATACGTTGTTTTGTAGTAAATGCTGGATCGTGAAGCAAAAAACGATTATTGGGTTGTATGGCAAAATTACCATTGTCCATCATTATTACATGGCCACACTTATGTTGTGAGGGGTATTCGGAAAATAAATAATTAGTATCTCCCGAATCTGTGCTAGCAGCCCAGTCTAACGTAAATAAATATCTACCTTTGTATTCTTTTCTTCGTCTTGAAATAAATTTTACTACTTTATTTTTGAAGTAAGGAAATTCTGTTGCAGATACGTGATAAGAAAAAGAATCCCATAAAACCAATTCATCTAATTCTTGTTCCGGAGCATCTTCTTTCCAACAAAAGGCATGAATGGGCATTCTCCACCAAATACCACCATCCTCCATAACAAAATGAAACAGTGGTGATTGACCAGGTATTGATGACATTCCTATGATTAGACATGGAAATTTTTTATCGAACATATCTTTTTGGTCACGAAGAAAATTACCACGAACATATGCATCAATAATTGGTATTGGTGTATTTAGATAAGCCATTAGAAACCTTCTAATTCTTTGAATTTCTGTGAAAGAGCCTTTTTAACATTTACATCACCCTTCATTGAAACAGTCACACTTTGACCCATATCTGATGATGGTTCGTATATTTCAATATGACCAGTCATTGTATTTATTTTACTTGGAAACGTCATACCGTCTGGACCAAAACGATTTTTAACTATATGCCATCTACCGGTTCCACCAACTTTGTCATTGAGCTTTCTTGACAGCGACATGATAAAGTCTGCAATCATAATCTTATTATATGATTCTGAAACCTTACCACCTTCGATAACATCATCTTCAAGGGCAGAACGATTTGCCTGTGAAGCAGTCCATATAGGGATTTCATAAGTTCCACCGATACCACGTAGGTCTTCGTAAATATCATTTAGTTCCAATCTCTTATCGGTTGCCTTTGCAGGTCTAATCAAATCTGCATAATCAATAATAACCAAATCAGGTTTTTTACCTTGACTAATACATTTCTCAATGTGTGACGATATAGTATTTATACTTGCAGTTTTAGTTGGATAATACTTTACAATCAATTCACCTTTAAGAGTTTCCATTGTGGAACGAATTTTTTCTTGAGCGTGTTCTTCGGAAAGATTTTGAAATGCAATCTTTGTAAAATAAGCATCAAATCTTCTTGCAACATAAAATTGATTTAATTCTAATGTATAATATATTACTGTCTTTCCTTCACGAACGGCATTTGCTGCAATACTAACCAATCCCCAAGATTTACCGCCACCGGCAGGAGCAATAATAACACCAAGTTCACCGGCAGCTAATCCACCATTTGTAATATCATCTACAACATTCCATCCAGTAGCAACACAAGTTCTTGCACCTTCTTCATATCTTGCAATAATATCAACAAGATATTCGTGACCAATATCTTTGTCTGTTCCCGCTTTCAATGCAGTATCAATTTTCTTTTTTATCAAATCATATTTACCACTCTTAAGCAAATCAACAGATTCAATGATTGCAACTTTCATCTTTTGGTTTTTACAAAATTCTAAAGTTGCATTTTTTACATATTCTGCATCAGAACTGTCTTTATATTTTTTTGTTTCCGTAAGAGAATCAACAATAGTAGATTTCAAAACTTTATCATCTACTGCAAGTATTTCGGATTTGAAAACCTCTTGTGTTGGTGCACTACGATAACGATTGTAATATGATATTACCTTTTCAACAATCCAAGAATTTGCTTGTGATTCAAAATAATTTGGTTCTATAATATCGGAGACTTGTTGTAGAAATGATTTATCAGATAACAATGCGGTAATTACTTTCGTTTGAAAAGTATGACCGAATTGTGATAGATTATCCTGCATTTTTATTCCTAAACTTGTTTAATTGTGTAAAATTCTTTTTCAACCATTCATCCCAATCCGCAATTATGGATTGTAACTTGTCTTGTAAATACAATTTACCCAACTCCACTGTATTCATAGAATCAATCTCACCATCAACTAAACCACGAATATTTGATTTATGACTCTGTGAAATATCAACATCATGTAATTGCATGATGTCATAATTCGTTTGTAGTTTATTTGTACTATGTTTAAGTGTTTGTAGTGCTTTTAATTTACCGTCATATAATTTACAAATTTCTATGAACTTTTCCAAATTTATTTTTTCTTTTTCTGATAATTGTGGGAAATGTTTTTTTATTGTTGTTTCGCCAACACCATGAATACCAGCAACATTATCACTTTTATCACCCATTAGTGCCTTGTATATGATATAGTTCTCACACCATATACCAGTTTCTTCAAGTAGATTTTCCGGATTATACATTTTCTTTTTTGTTGGCAAATACACATTAACCCTATCTGAAACTAATTGTAGGAAGTCTCTGTCATTAGAAAGTATTACCACTTTTTCTTTTAAATACGAAGAAAGATATGCAATAACATCATCTGCTTCTATATTATCTATCATTATTATAGTTACTGGCAGATTTTGTAGATAAGAGAAAACCCGCATCATTTGATGTTTCATTGCCGCCTGTTCATCATCAATACCTTCAAATCCTACAACACGGTTCAACTTTGATTTTATTGCCCTACCTTCTTTGTAGTTTGAATATATTTTTTTTCTTCGATGTGAACCACCCTTTCCATCAAAGACAACAACAACCCGCGTGGGATTAACCATACGGATTGTTGCTCCAAGCGACTTTAAGAAACCAGATAGACCACCGACATGAATACCATCTTCGTTCAATGTTGGGATGGCAGAAAAGGTGCGTATAAATAAATTCATCCCATCAACAATCAAAACCTTACTATCACGATGTAGGTTTCCTTGTTCGGCTTTTTCCGTTTCTATTTCTTGTAAAAGTCTTTGATATTTTTTGTTCATTGTAATCAATTCCATATATCGTTTTATCAATACTAATATACGAAAATAATATGACATTGCAAAATAAAAAAAGAGAATCGAGTGATTCTCTTTGTATAGTTCTTAATTGGCTATTAGTTAATAATCATTTATTAAATGTAATCATTTGCAGATATGCCTAATTTTGTAGCCAACTCGCGTATTTCTTGTTCTATCTCTCTTGATTGTTGGGGTCCAGCATATTCTTCATTGTAAATAACCAACCTTGATAATTCATGTACCATTTCAAAAAATGCATTACCTTTCATTTTTTTTATTTGTTGCTCTAATGATTTTATTTGCATTTCAGCTTCTTTTGTGTCTTCCGTATTTCCGCTGTATTCCGCTTCTTTACGGAAAATCACATAATCTTTAATCAATTCTTTTATATCGGTGGATTGACCTGAAATTTCAGGAGGTACATTTCCGAAAGGTGCTTCATTCATTTTTTTGTTAAACTTTTCATGTATGGATCTCCCTTCTTGCACTAGATCCTTTAATTTTATCGTCTTACCCATATTAAATGCTCCAAAAAAAAATACTCTATTTGAATATAAATATGGGGATAAACAAATTTATCCCCAATAAAATTATACTTCATCTTGTAATAATGGTTCATTTGAAAGTGTTACATCGTCAATTCTGGCTTCATCCAATTTCTTGTATTTCATAATCACCTTATCAGCAATTTCATCATATACTATATCGTATAATTCAGAATTACTCATAATCTTTTCAACAAATTCTTTGGATTGAAATTTGATAACTTCTCCAGAACGCTTGTCTGTCCATGAATACCAAGCACCCGATTGAGATACAAGGTTGTGTTCTTTCATAACAGTAAGCCAACTACTGTAATCATCAATACCACTATCAAAGTAAACCTCATATTCACACTCTCGTAATGGAGGACCACAACGATTTTTTACTAACTTTGCCTTAACTCTCGAACCAACTATTTCATCACGACCTTCTCTCTTTGCCTTAATAGCACCGATTGAAGAAAGACGAAGACGAACAGATGCATGGAAAGGAATACCTTTACCACCCGGTGTTGTCCAAGGATCAGAGAATGCTGGTGCATTGAGTTTCTGACGAAGTTGGTTTGTAATAATCAAACAAATACGCTCTCTACCGATAAGATTTGTAATCTTTCTCATTGCCTTTGAAATGATAAGTGCCTTTGCCGTAGCATAACCATCTTTATCAAAATCTGCAGCCATTTCTGTTTTAGTGGATGCACCGGCGATTGAATCAACTACAATAGTTACCAATCTATCTTTATCGGATGAACGAACTTTGTCAATGATAACATCAACGGTTTCAAAAATATCTTCTACGGTTTCCAATGGAATGTATAACATATCTTTTAAGTTCAAACCGATTGCACTCAAATACTCAGTAGCAATAGCATTCTCGGTATCAATATAAACAGCAAGACCACCTTTCTTTTGTGTGTTGAGAAGTGCATGGGCTGCCAATAGAGATTTACCAGATTGTTCGAGACCTGTTATTTCAGATACACGACCAACAGGAAAACCACCATACTTACGATTGGAAATGGCCAAGTCCAACATGGTTGAGCCAGTTCCTACCCATTCTTTTACTATCGTAGGTGCATCACTATCACCTTCAAGAAAGTAAGCGGTCTTAACATTTTGTGTTTTGAATTGTTTGTTTATAGTTTCGGCAATGACTCCACCGAGTTCATCGGATAAATCACTTTTTGATTTTGCCATAAAACACCCTTATTAAAATAGGTCATCAAATGTAACACCAATATCATCAGTAGATGTGGATGATGTTTCTGATTTTGTTTCTTTCTTTTCTTGTTTGTAATTAAGATCCTCAGCAGGTTCATCTGATTTACCTAACCATGTTTGTAATTGAATTTTTAATTCATCATACGTTGGTTCAGGATAAAGTTCTGTGATTTTGGATTGCTCTTTTATTTTTTCAATAACCGATTGATCTTCTGTGACTACTGTTTCTTTTGGTTTGATTCGGATAGTAGTTTCTGCATAATCTCTGCCAGTTTCTTCTGGTGATTTTACAGTTACAACAATATCTCTACCGGTTTTCAAATCAGATAAATCACCGTAATCAGGATCAGCAAAGAAACCAAGAAGTTCTTGGTAAAGTTGTTTACCAAATCCCCAAAACTTTACACCTTCATTTTCTTGTCCACGAATGATAACAGGAACATAAATTCTCATTTTTGGTTCAAGTTTTCTTCCCATAATCCAATCACTCTTATCGCCAGTTTGTTTCAATTTTTCTGCAAAGTCTACGATTGGATCAGGTCTACCAAAAGATACGGGTGAAAGAATTGATCTTTTACCGAGATTGTAGTGAAAATACATTTCTAAAAATGGATTCTCTCTGTTATGAATGTAAGGGACAATACGGATTTGGTGTTCACCCGGTTCGGGTTTCCAAAGATTAGATGTGCGATTGTTTGTGTTTTTTAAAGAGTTCAAACGACTCTTGATTGCATCAAGATTAATGCTCATGATGTAACTCCTAATGTGTAATAAAAATAATGATTAACCACTAATGGTTATTGTTTAATGTATACTAATATACTAATTTAATGTTTAATAATCAAGCAATTTTTTTATTTTTTTAATAAGTCTTTCAACTTAATGCCAACCGATTCTGGTAGTTTTTCAGTATTGGTGGCACTATTCTTCCAATCTGGAGCATCATCGGTTTGCGGCATAACCTCTCTTGATGGTGCATCTTCTACTGGCTGATTGTTTTCATTCATCTTTTGGACATTAGACCAAATGTAGTTAGCAATCTTTTCTGGACTATCACCTTTTTCATATTTTGCAAATGTCTGAACAACTTCATCCGTTATGTTATCTACCACGTATTTTTTTAATACATTCTCTTCTATTGTAAATAAATTTATACCGCCACCTTCTGCACTTGGGATTTCACCCAATTCTGCACCAATACCTAACTGTGTTGTTTTTAACGCCTCTATTGGTTTTTTAACATTTGTCAAATCCATTGAACTTATTTTTGCATATGGATTTATACAATAAAGCTGTGACCAACGATGATGGCCGTCAATAATAAACTGTCCTCCACCACCGGTTACTATTGGTCTGTTATCAACGGTAACTATACCACCACGAAGATATGTCTCTGTATTGGATGCATCTTTTAATGGGTAACTCAATGATTTACTCAATACAACTTCGTTTTGAGTTGGTTTCAATTTAATACATTGAGGAGAAATCTTACTTGTTTGAACCGGAGATTCCGATGATAATGATTTAATGGCAGCCAAAAATTTAGGATCTTCTATTTTATCACCAAGTTCTTTTACAAAAGTAACATAATCTTTTTTCAAAATTCTTTTTAATTCATCTCTTGTATCTTCTTCGTTTATTTTTATTTTGATTTCTTTTATTAAGTTTACTAATGAATATTTCATAGAATTTTCTCTATACAGTTTTTACAAAATCTTCTTGTATTTTTAGTTCTTCGTCTGTTGCCTTTCCAGTTGAACCCCAATCTGGAAGCACTGACATTATGTGGAATGCTTTAGCACTTCTAACATCTTTAATCCATTTTCCGGATGTTGGGTTTTCTTTGTTTTTTAATATACTGACATGATTTAGTTCAGGAAATACGTAAAGTGGCATACCACTTTCTTTCGCAAGAATAACAGAATGCTTTAGTGGAACTATATTATCACTACCACCGTGAATTATTGCACCTTCTCCACTAATTTCAGATCCAGTCAATGATATAGTAGGCCATTGTCTATTCCACGCAGGAGCAACTAAATAAACTGTATCTGGTTTTTTAGCACCCATTGATAATGCTTGAAGAAGTATTGCACCGCCACGAGAATATGCAATAAGAGTTTTCGGCGTTTCTTCATTTAAATATAATATCGCCTTCTCAATGTCTTCTTTTGATATTTTACTCGAATCAGAAAATGCAGGACATCCAGTATCTTGATCCGGATTTGTCCATTCAACATTGCAGGTATCAACTCTCATATCTTTTGGTTTCATACCAAAACCATGAAACGCCCCCTTATCTATGCCAATCTCTGTTAATATATCTCTTATTTTTATCATGCCTTTTTATTTATTCGTTGTGTTTTTTTATCAATAACAACACTTCTAACCATTTCACGAATTTTTTTACTCAATCTTCTTCTATAATATTCACTCATCTTATTTTCTTGTTTTGGTTCTTGAGATTGTTGATCGTCATTATTATCGTCTGACGGTGGGTTTTCTTTTTGATTAGATTCTTCTGATGATCCCATGCTAGATAAAACTATGGAATCTATTTTGTCCGATAGATTTTTTGTTGCATCGTTTAAATCTGATTGAATTTTTTCAAATAACTCCTTATCGGAATCCGTTAATCGTTGTTGTATGTATATTGATATTTTTTTTATCATTTTTTTTACATCTTTATCATGTGAAACTTTATCTGGCTCTGTATACGGCATTGTTATTAATTGACGCAGCGATTTATACAAAATTTTTAATGTACCATCATCATAAAAACGAGAAGATATTGACTCCAATTTTGTTCTGTTATCTTTATTCCCATAATTTTCTGATTCAGATAGTGATTCATACCATTGTAATACTTTTTGTAATTTTATATTTGGTATCAAATGAAAAATCATTCCACGATTATTTTGTAAAATCTCAGTGGAATCTATTAAAATTAAATACTTTAAAAACTTTTCATTTGATTCATCCAAATCTTCTTTGATATAATTCGGTTTCATTTAAAAATCCTATGGTGTCAAAGATATTATGTTTTTAGGTTGTTCGATATACAAACTTATACTAGTTTGTTTATTAAAGAAATGCATTTTATTTCCAAATGCTTTCTTATATTCATAACCACTTTTTTTCAAAACATCAGTAATTTGTTTTTCGGTATAGTAACTACCATCTATTTTACTATCTGGAAGTATTTCTATCTTTTCAAGATTCTTTTTTAGCTCTTGGAATATATTATCAAAACCATTTCCTTCGGAAACTTCTAGTTTTTCCAATAGTCTTTTCATAACTTCATTTGTTATGGATTCTACTATTTGATTATAGTTATTGTTTTTCTTTTTCATATAAATTCACTAATAATATAAAATACACCTACTATAAATATATTTTAATTCAAATTATAGACTTTTATTAAGAATATTTTTACAACACGAAATCCATCTTTGTTTTTCAATAATGCACAGTTTCTATATCTTTCCCATTCGATTGGGTATGATTTATCAAGAATACCGTTATTTAAATTCATTATTAATTCATTCAATGCATTAATGGTGTATATCGTATTCGTTTCACGCTTTTGATGAACCATTATCGAATTTGGTAAGAATTTTTTGTAACTATCCATGATGACATTATATGACAATATAGAATCACCCTTAACATCAAATGTTTTGAAATGAAAAACTTTATTGTTAAACAAACTAAATGTATTTTGTATTTCTTTAATTGTAGAATCTACTTTGTATTTTGGAGTAAATGTGCATACTAACTGTGTCTTCAATACCTCTCTCTCTATTTTTGTAAATACTATTACATATAAATATGTTTCTAAATTTGCATAATACTACCAAAAGTATCGCCTTTGTAAATTTTTACTGACATATTATCAGTCTCGAAAGCACAGTGAAGAATATCTATTAAGTCCATTTCATCTGGATGAATATCAAAAATGAAAGCATCATATAGATACATCATAAATACTGACTTTCTGTTTTTCAAATGTGGTAAAATAGTTTTTATCTTACGGACATTATATTCAGTTTCCAATGATTGCAATACATAGTTAAATACTTTATTAGGTGTTGCATCTTGTATATCACGAAATACTTTGTCATAAAACCAAGATTTAACCACACCATGCGTTTTATATTGTTCATACATAGTATCAATCATAGCTTGAACAGTTTGAAAAAACGAATGATTCATAAACTCAGGAGTTATTGTGCCATAAATGTTTTGAAACACCTTACCTTTGAATTGGTCATAATCCATATCAATTCCCAATTCATCACGTATTTGTTCGTATGGATGATAGTCAAATTGATAATCCAATATCTTTGCCAATAACTTTATGTGAAATGCATCATAATCGAATTGAACAATTTTACCACCTTCAAATCTTGAACGAATCTTATCACGAGTTCCGTCTTTCTTATTCATGGCAGAAAAGTTAAATCCACCCCAAGCATTACTTGGTCTGCCTGTTGCGGTATACCACATATAGTTTTGTTTTTTTATTTCGTCATCAACAACAATATGATTTTTTTCTATCTCATGGAATACTTCTATGAAATCATTACAATAATTTACACATTTTTCTTTTTTGAACTCGAATGGTTTTAATCTCAATACATATTTTGCAATACCTCTT